GTGAAGCTCACAGCCCGCCAGGTCGATACATCTAAAGCGAAGGACAAACCCTATAAACTGTCTGATGGCGGTGGTCTTTACCTCTTGGTGAACCCCAACGGCGCTCGATACTGGCGGCTGAAGTACCGGGTCGCCGGTAAAGAAAAATCGTTGGCTTTAGGTGTATACCCTGACGTCTCGCTGGCCGATGCACGTCAAAAACGAGCAGAGGCTAAAAAAGTACTGGCTGCTGGTGGTGACCCGGGGCAGGAAAAGCAGGAAAAAAAACATGCTAGGGCGATGGCCGTATCAAACAGCTTTGAGAGACTGGCGCTGGAATGGCATGAACATAAATCGATGAACTGGTCAGCAGGCTATGCCAGCGACATCCTGGAGTATCTGAGAAAAGATATTTTTCCTTATATTGGCTCCCGGTCGATCACTGATATTAAGCCCGTTGATATGTTGGCTGTTCTTCGCAAGATGGAACAACGTGGAGTACTTGATAAGCTCAAAAAGACACGTCAAGCCTGCCGGCAGATCTTCACCTATGCTGTCATCACCGGCAGAGCAGAACATAATCCCGTGGTCGATCTCGCCAGTACTCTAAAAGCACCGAAGCAAAAACACTTCCCTCATTTATCGGTTGAACAAATACCTGACTTTCTGCGAGCTCTGAACGACTATAGCGGCAGCGTGGTGACTCGAAATGCTACCCGCCTGCTTATGCTTACTGGGCTCAGGACAATTGAGCTCCGTGCTTCTGAATGGGCTGATATCGACTTTGACAAAGGCGTTTGGAATATCCCCGCAGAGCGAATGAAGATGCGGCGCCCACATCTCGTTCCTCTCTCGAGCCAGGTTCGCGAGTTGCTGAAAGAGATCCACCAGCTTACCGGGCGAGGGAAGTATGTTTTCCCTGGAAGGAATGATGCTGGTAAGTCAATGAGCGAGGCCAGCATTAATCAGGTGATTAAGCGTATTGGCTATGATGGTAAAGCGACCGGGCACGGCTTCAGGCACACCATGAGTACCATACTCCACGAACAGGACTTTAACACCGCCTGGATTGAAACGCAGTTGGCCCACGTCGATAAGAACTCCATCCGCGGGACATACAACCATGCTCAGTACTTGGATGGCCGCCGGGAAATGCTCCAGTGGTATGCCGACTATATGCAGGCGTTAGAAAATGGTGAAAATGTGGTCCATGGCTCGTTCGGGAAACGTGCCTGACTGGATGCATAGACAGTATATACAGACGATAGTAGACTTAGGTAGACGAACAAAGAATAGGCTATGTCTAGGCTGATCCCCGAAAACCCGTACACCTCTGCGGGCTGGCATAGCCGCCAAAATCAGAGGGCGTGAGGTGGCGTGTGTTAAATGCTGATTCATTAAAAAGATGTTATGACGTCATATCATCTTTGCGGGATAATAAGCCTTTATGGATCCCCAAAGCTAGTTTGTTAAATGATCTTAGTTTCTATAAAGTAAGTTATAACTATAAAACCAAACCAGCATCATTTATTTACTCTATTATACATACACACTCTGAATTTGAAGAGTATATGTCAGTGGTTAAAAAATCCATTGATGGATATGTCAAAATTTCAGATCTGGACTATTGTAATGCTGTCTGGAAAGAAATAATTGATGATAAATATATAAGGAAGTCATTTAATGATGCTGGGTTTCCATTTGATTGCTCTATCCAGCCCGATAGATATGCAAGATATGTGATATTGACTCGGTTATTAGAGTTATCGAATAATAAAGAAAGGTTTGATTACTGGCATGCACTTTACGATTTTTCTAAAGTAGAAGTGGAAACTTTTGAAAATAGCTATCTTCAATTTCATGAAAAACTCGTGTCTATTATGTATGGATATGTGTCAGGAGAGTTACGCACTGCCTATGTTAACGGAGTTGATGCAATAAAAAAATATAAATTACTTCTTGAAAATTTAATTGTTGTTGAAAAGGAACTGGTTTTTAAATACCTGTTTGATAAAAAAATTCATCGAGATATCGAGTGGGATATGATTGCCGCGAATGAAATCCTCGATGTTCTAATAACTAATAGGAATGATGAGACTCTGTCAGAACGTGCTTTTGTAAGCGAATTACTGAAATTGTATATGAAGTATTCAATAAATGGAAATAGAAGTTTTGTATCTTTAGTGTATAGATTTACCCGCGCTTCTTTCATAGTTAATGATATAGAAAGAAAAACAATTCAACGATGCTGGGAATCATTGTGTAGGGCGATGCGTGATGGCGAACATGCCCATGATAGGTATTTTAAAATGGAGAATGAAACCGTTTCTGGGACAAAGTAGCGCATTGAATGGTTGTTTTTGTCCTGACATAGATATGTAATTAAAACCTTTTATTGTCATGTCAAACAACTAGTTACTTCCCTCGTTTTTGGTATTTTAACCGGTGAGTATTTACCGCATTCTACTGCTGTCATCTCCCGTAGATTGAGGTTAAAAATGTCTAAAGCTCTTATCCGTTTATCTGAGGTCCGCCGCAGGACTGGCTACAGTAAGGCGTGGATTTACCGACTGATTAGCGAAAATCGCTTTCCTCAGCCAATCAAAATAGGTGCTCGTGCAATCGCGTTTGTTGAAGGCGAAATTGATGAGTGGATAGAGAGACGTATTGCTGATTCGCGTGGTGAGGTAGCTTGATGCAAAAGGAAACTACCAATACAGAGTTAAATCTGTCTAATTAACCTCAGGTAACCAGCGATGAAAAATATTAATGCCCTCATAGGGCAGGGCTTAACTCACCCTGTAGACAGCCAGAAGGAGTTTCTTACCCTACACAAACAGGAGGTGCGTATTGATTCTCGAGTAATCGCTGATCGCGCCGGAATACAACATGGAAGCCTCGTTGCGACGATTAAAATGCATCAAAGCAAATTGCGTGAACTTGGTACATTACCACGTCAATCTCTGAAAGAGTTTTCCGATTTGAAATCGGGAAACTCCAAGAGTAGAGGCGGAAGGCCAGAAATCAGTTATCTGCTTAACGAGACACAATTTGATTACACACTCCGTATTATTCGTGGGCGTGATCCTGAACGAATGAATCAGTTCAAGCTAGACATAACTAAGGCGCTCTCTAAACGAAGAGTCGTTGAACCCATTCGTCGCGAATATCTGCCTGGTTATCACGAAAGCCGTGATGGACTTAAGGCGCTAGGGGCGCAGCGTCATCATTACATCAATTTGGCTCGGGCCGAAAATCGTGTAGCTGGCTTGTCGGATGGTGAGCGTGGATCCGCCGGCGAGCAGCAATTAGGGTTACTGGTAGTAATACAGAAAATTGAACAGGCAGCATTTAACGAAGCAGTGCAAAGCGGAATGAGTCCGGGTGATGCAGTGCGGGAAGTCGCCCGCAGAATGGATACATTTGCGTCATTGCTCAGCACAAAACCGTTACTGGGGGGAGAAAATGTTTAACCCAATTCAACCTCCCAGCTCACCTGCAGTATCCATAAATTGCAGCTGTAATCACATTGCGGAGACTATACGCAAAAACCACTTGCTGGCGCTTGGTGTATTAGTCTACCCTGAAAAGGCACCAGCAAAATCTGGTGCCGGGATTGGCGTCCTGGAAAAGTACAAGGCGACACATGACGCGCCTAGCGTCTTTTTTTGTGTCCTCACATTCGTTCACCCTTTTTTCAGCGCTGCGGTTATAATCCGTGCCGCTCGCAGAGTTATGGTGAGTTGGATGGGGGCGGAGAAATCCGCGCCGGTTACCTTGTACGCCGGTTACGCCAACCCTGTTCAGCTCACCACCAGTGAAATTGGCGTTTCCGGTGGTGGGATTAAATCCCAGTACAAGGAGGCTGCCATTATGGCTACTACCCCTACCAAAAATCCGCAATATATCTGGATTATCGCCGCTGTTCGCCGCGAAATGCCGACAATTAAGCCCAAAATTTACCATATCGCCGCGCCGTCTGAGCGTGAAGCCCGCAGTTATCTAGTTCGTGATCACGTCTGTTTTTTCGCCGGACGCATCCGTCTGACGGAGGTGCATCATGCGTAAAAACATCCTCTCTACTGCCATCGCTGAGAAGCCGTATTTGCTCGATGAACTCACCTACGAAACCGAATGTGTGTTGGCGATTCTGCGAACAATCAACGATGTCAGTGATCCACACACCAAAAGCTATCTCGTAGATGCAAGTGAGCTAATTTGCTCACGGTTATTTGAAAAACTACAGCACAATGAACGTATTGAGAATGGTGATAACTGATGAACAACACGGATATGGTCAGCTTAATCGTGGAGATTACTCTATGAAAATGGCGCCGAACGTTAAGCAATTACCAAAAGATAAGTTCTCGGAGGCGATAATTTTTGCTGGTTCCGATGCTTACGCCCATGCTCAACACTGGATCGAAAGTGAAGGCAGGAAACACGGCGATAATGTGCCGCCTGTTTACTTAGGTGGCAAACAACTAGCTGAACTGAATAACCTTCATATTATCGATAAAGGCCGGCGTTCTGCCCGTGTTTATATTGCCGGTGACATAGAGCCTATTTTCATCAACGCTATTGGCGAAAAGTTAGCGATGGCCGGCGTGCAGGATGCGAAATTATATAAGGGGATTCCTGACCAGAAGCCGGAGAACTGGCGGGAATACTTGGCCAGGCTCAGAGAACGAGGCGAACAAACGACGACCTCAATTCTAAAAGCCAATAAATCAGTGAATAGTGACAGCCTGAAACCTCATGTCCAAAGCCGTATTGATGGGGTGTACTGGGTTGAGCCACGCACAGACAACGCTACCGGAGAAATCATCAGTCGTGAAAGTTGGTTATGTTCTGCTCTGGAGGTTGTCGGTATTGGCATTGATGACAGTAAAACCCGGTACCTGATCCTGCGCTGGCAGGCATTCGGTGCGAAGAGTGAGACCGTACAGGCGATACCTCTTGCTGACATTGGCGAGCGAGAAGGCTGGCGAACACTCAAGGCCGGCGGGGTGAACGTCACAACCAAGAGCGGTTTACGTGCAACGCTGGCCGACTGGTTGCAGAGCTGTGCCAATGGCGAAGTCTGGCGCATTGCGCACGCTACGGGGTGGCAGTATGGTGCCTATATCATGCCGGATGGCGAGATCATTGGTACACCAGAACAGCCGGTACTGTTTAACGGGCGAAGTTCGGCCGCATCGGGGTATACCACCAGCGGTACCACGCAAAGCTGGCGCGAAAGCGTCGGGCGTCTGGCCTTTGGCAATTATTCCATGATGACTGGCGTGGCCGCAGCACTGGCCGCCCCGCTGATTGGCCTTGCTGGTGCTGATGGATTCGGTATCCACCTCTACGAACAGTCGAGCGCGGGTAAGACCACCACTGCTAATGTGGCATCCAGTCTCTACGGAAACCCGGATGTACTGCGCCTTACCTGGTACGGCACCGCGCTTGGGCTGGCGAATGAGGCCGCCGCGCATAATGACGCGCTGATGCCGCTTGACGAAATTGGCCAGGGTGCTGACCCGGTGGAGGTCTATAAATCGGCCTACGCGCTTTTTAATGGTACGGGTAAGCTGCAGGGAGCGAAGGAGGGAGGGAACCGTGATCTGAAGCGCTGGCGTACTGTGGCCATCAGTACCGGTGAGATGGATCTGGAAACATTCATCGCCAGTGCCGGCCGTAAGGCTAAAGCGGGCCAGCTGGTTCGCTTGCTGAATATTCCGATGCGTCGGGCAGTACGCTTCCATGAGTATGCCAATGGTAAACACCATGCCGATGCTCTCAAGGATGCATACCAGCGTCATCATGGAGTGGCTGGGCGTGAGTGGGTGAAGTGGCTGGCGGACCACCAGCAAGAAGCGGTAAGCGCTGTCAGGGTAACGGAAGAGCGCTGGCGTAGCCTGATCCCTTCGGATTACGGGGAGCAGGTCCATCGTGTTGGCGCCCGGTTTGCCATTCTGGAAGCCGCACTATTGTTAGGTAATGTGATCACCGGCTGGGATGAGCAGACCTGTCGGGATGCTATCCAGTACAGTTATAACGCCTGGCTGAGAGAGTTTGGTACCGGGAACAAAGAGCACCAGCAGATTATCGAGCAGACCGAGGCATTCCTGAACGCCTACGGTATGAGCCGCTTTGCACCGTTCCCGTATGACCCATCCAGTCTGCCGATCTCCAATATGGCGGGATACCGGCAGAAAGGTGGCCACGATGCCGACCCAATGGTGTTCTACACCTTCCCGGCGGCCTTCGAAGGGGAGATTGCCCGCGGCTTTAATGCACGTCAGTTTGCCGAAGTACTGAAGAAAGCTGGCATGCTAACGCCTCCGACGTCAGGCCGGGGGTTCCAGAGAAAGTCACCACGCATTGATGGGCGACAGATTCGGGTTTATGTCCTGCAGTATTTGCCGGACGATGACCAACCAGAGTAAAAGCATTCTTTCATGTGTGTAGTTTAGGTGTTGGTTCAGTTGGTTCAGTTGCCTCAGTAGTGATATGCATCTGTTTAATAAGGTTTCATGTTTGAAAAATGAACCAACATTGAGGCAACAAACTACCATTTTGAACCAACACTGAATCAGGTACAGGGCATCAGAAGAGAGAGGATCACAGCGATGACAGCTCAAATTTCAGCGTATGGCCGGCTGGTGGCCGACCCGCAGACCAGAACAACTGGAAAAGGTACGAACATGGCTATGGCCCGTCTGGCGGTGGCGTTGCCTTGTAATGCGTCAGATAACGGAGAGGCTACTTTCTGGTTGGGCGTGATTGCTTTTGGTAAACAGGCCGATGCGCTGGCCAAACATCGTAAAGGCGACCTTGTCAGTGTGGCGGGCAATATGCAGCTCAATCAGTGGATTGGTCAGGATGGCGGTACACAGCAAGGCTATCAGGTCATTGCGGACAGTGTACTCAGTGCCAGAACGGTACGCCCAAGAGGTAAAGCGGGACAACAGGGGCAAGCTACAGACGCCCTACGACGGGCCCATGAACATCAAGCGCCCACCACCGGGTATGAAGGATACGACCAGACGCCACCTTATGACGATGATTTTTGACATTGGTATGGATCAGTAATATGCGACTGACTACAGAACAGAAAGCGGAGATTGTTCGCCTTAAACGCAGTGGCGTCGGATACCGCACGATCGCGAGTAAAATGGGATTCAGGCCCAGCACGGTGAGTAGCTTCTGCCAGCGCAGTGGATTGTTCGCTGATAATCCAGCTCACAGGGCTCTGTTCACTATCCCTGAGCCGTTCTTTTCGAGCGTACCTGCGTTGATAAAGCCACTGCCACTCCAGAAAGTCATTACCGGCCATAAGCAAACTGATGCCTACCTGTGGGGGCTGGAAGTGATTCAGCTGAATGAGCCTGCGCATCTGGCCGCTGCGTGGCAGTTTGAACGCTACATGTAAAACCATACCACCCCATGAAAATGCCCATATCTTATTTATAGGCAGAAATGGTGTGTTCTGCCTATAGATAGGCACGTTTGACGTGTTCTGCCTATAAGCTTTACCCACCCTCACTTTGCTCACTAATCAATCAATTCCCTTTCTGGTAACGATCGAATTTACTCTTTCATTAATTGCAATATAAGCAATGATTGTTTCATTTAATGAAATTAAAATGACTGTGTAAATATCAGGAGGTGGTCATGTCAAAACAGTCCGTCAAACCCGTCTTGCTCAGCGAGGCACAGATTCAGGCAATCCGAAAAATTCAGGAACAGCAGCGCCAGCAATCAGGTATCGGCGTTGCGCCTACGATCCATGAAATTGCTCGTGGGCTGGTGGATAAAGCGCTCCAGCATCTGGGGTAAAAGTCCAAATACTTCCAATGCAAGGGTGAATCAACTATCTGTTTGTTTTTCATGTATATATTAAGCATTTTGAGGTAAAAAAAGGTAATTATGAAAACGAATAACACTGACGAAGAGTTGCTTCAGGAAATCCAGAGAATCATCGACAAAGCATCGTTAACAGAACAGATCGCGTTAACCGAATTGCTGCAACGTTATGAGTTGGCTGTATCTGTGGCCAGGTACGCATTACCTGGTTTTCCATTAGGGGTTTTAGACTTTCTCTCGGCCGCAATAAAACCAGCCACCTTTCTTTCCTCTCCTCAATCGTCTGATCTGCATTGTAACGCCCAAGATAAAGCCGATGAGAAATCAGCACTAGCACCCAGTGGGGATAAATACCACTAATCCCTGAAGACCACTCGCATAACATTCTCGGGAGAAAAGCATGCCAACCGTTCCGCAGTATCAACGCCAGAGCCAGACGCAGGCCGCGCCGGTAATGACCAATAATCTCCGCGTGCCGGAGAATCCACTGGTGCAGGGAATCCAGCAGGCTGCTGATATGTCGATCAATATGATGGCTGATGCAAAGCGCAAGGCTGATTTAGCCAATACCCAGAATGGGTTACTTCAGGTCAGCCAATTTAATGATGATCAAATTAACAATCCGCAGACTGGACTTATAACAAAGCAGGGCAAGGATGCGCTTGGACAATCTGATTTAGTTGTTTCTAATGCGACTCAGAAAGTGCAGGACATTGCCTCTACCCTGCCAGAGGGGGAAGTGCGCGATAATTTCATGCGCCAGGCTCAGGTACAGTTACTTTCGTTGAAAAGCCAGGCAACCAGATACGAGGTTGGGCAGCATCGGCAATATGAAGCCGGTCAGCAAGATGGTTACTTACGCCTCCAGCAGCAGCAGGCCCTGAACCCGCAGGAATTTAATCAATCTGCGATGAATGCCTACCACTCCATAATTGCTTATGGGCAAGCGCATGGGCAAAGCCCAGAAGAGATCGAATCAAACTGGGTTCAATGGCGCGAGCACGCTGCGAACCGGGCTAGTGAAGCCTGGTATACGCCAATGTACCAGCAGCTACTTGGGCCAAACGGGAAAGTTGAGGTCACTGATACGCCCAGTGAATCGCAGCTATTTTCCGCAATGATCTGGCAGGAGAGCGGTGGTAATCAGTATGGTAAAGACGGATCGCCGTTGGTGTCGCCGAAAGGCGCGGTGGGCGTAGCGCAGGTTATGGAAGACACTGGGCCAGAAGCTGCACGTCTGGCTGGTGTGGCGTGGGATCGTGACAAGTGGCTTAACGACCCGCGCTATAACGCGAAACTTGGCCAGGCGTACTTCGGTGCGCAGATGACGAAATATGGTAACAATCCTGTACTTGCGGTTGCTGCCTATAATGCCGGGCCCGGGGCGGTCGATGGCTGGATAAAAAAAATTGGCGATCCGCGTACAGGCGCCGTAAGCAATGAACAGTTCGCCGCGGCAATTCCATACGAGGAAACCCGCAACTATGTGGCGAAAGTAACCGGAGGTGCGCTGGCGATCCCTGGCCCGGCCACAATGGAAAATCTCATCAACCAGCCATTCTGGAATGCGATGAGCCCACAGAACAAATCCGCCATGATGAGTAAAGTTGCAGGCATGTATGATATGCAGGCGGCTGCCGGGCGTGTAGCGCTGCAGAGTCAGATGCTTGATGACATGGTAACGCTTGAAGCTGGAGGTTCTGTTAATCCAGTCACGCCGCAGAAATGGGCTGCGGTAATGCCTTTGCAGGCGTCGCCCGCTGAGCGTATGCAACTGGAGAAAATCTATCAGCAGTATCAACAGGCCATGAGCCTGCAGCCCGTCTACCAGACCATTGTGAAAGGTAATTATCAGCAAGGTCTTGCGGCCGTTCAGTCTATACAACCCCAGCAGGGTGAGACGAACTCCAAATATAAGAGTGAGCTTTATGCTTCTGCTGTATCAAAACTCCAGCAAGTTCATGATGCACGCGAGGCTGATCCCGGAGCCTGGTTGCAACAACATTCCCCGGTAGTTCAATCAGCCTTCCAAGAGTACCAGAATAATCAGGTTACCGGTGAATATCTGGCTTCACGCATTCAGGCAGAAAAAGACCGGCTTGGGATCCGAAGCAAAAGTGTATTACCTGCGAGCATAGTTGACGGGATATCGGCAAAAGTTGATAGCGGCGATATGAACTTTTCTGACCTGAAAGGGATTATCTCTGGCTTTGGCCGTTACGGTGACACTGTTGTCGCGCAGTTGCAGCCAAAAACAAAAGCAGCAGTAAGGGTTGCTACAGCGATAAACGACCCTAACGCTGCTGACACGATGTTTACCATCCGCAATGTGAAGACTGAAGAGCTGAAGAAGAACGCTGGAGAACAAGCCAAAGGTGTAGACGCGGCCTGGAACTCTCTAATTTCCGCAGCATCGCCGACATTTAGCCTACAGCGACAAGGTGGAGCGGAAACGCTTGCTGATATCAATGAGCAAGGTAAGCGCCTGGCTTATTACTACATGGCATCGGGGGAAGATGCTCAGGCAGCAACAGAAAAAGCCTATAAAAAAATGATCGGCGATCATTATACGGTCACTGAGACATGGCGAATGCCTAACAGCCTGGGACTGAAAGAGAATAATGTTACCGACGGTCTGAGTAATATCGTCAATAGCCTCAAGGTAGATGATATTGGCAGTCGGAGTATGTTTTATATTCCATCAATGACGCCAGAGCAGAATGCCGCGAATAATCTTGCGCAGATACAGAATAGCGCTGAATGGGTGACAGACGAAAATGAGCAGGGTGTTTATCTAACAGTTAACGGCACTCCTATTCTGGATCAGCATGGCGCTCCTATCCATGTGAGCTTTGCTGATGCCAGCAAGTCTGGAATTGCAAAACCGAGTACAACCGGCGCCGTTCTTAACTGGATGGGCGAAAAACGAAAGGTTACTCCACCCTCTGAGTTCTATACACCAAATGTTAATGCCACTATGTCCGATGCCTTCAGGGTGATCCAGGGTCAGGATGGGATGAACCTACAGCCCCAAAAAGAGCCGGACACCTCGAGGAATGTATTGCGCGATGCTCTTAATACACGAGGAGGCCAATAATGGCGTTCTATACCGGTGCTCCGCTAAGCAACAACCCCTTGCCAGTCGAGGGCGAGCAGCCGCTATTGCGCACGCTTGGCGCGTCTGTTTCTGAAGGATTCAACGAAGGCCCATTCGTATCATGGGGTGAGGAATCACGCCTTGCCCGGCTAAATATTGATCCCAGTGCAGAGCGATATAGCCAGGATGATGCCAGGCGTTTATTCGGCGAACATAAAATTGAATCTATCAATGTTCCTGCGGGGGGGTTAACAAAGCCTTATGTTGACGCTGTTATTCAGGACCATCAGGCTCATCTCAACAGGCAACAAATCTTACAAGGCGCTCCATCCGGTACTGTTGCTACTCCACTGAAGTATATGGCTAATCTGATGGGCAATATGGCAGATCCGGGTAATGCCTTAATAGGACTTATCCCCTTTGTTGGTGAGGCCAGAGCCGCAACACTTCTTGGCCGTGCTGGCCAACGTTTTCTACAGGGAAGTGCCTATGGCGCAGCACAGACAGCGGCAACGATGCCGCTGGTTGCCGAAGGACAAGCGGCTCAGGGTAATGATTTTACTATGGGGGATTACGCTTCCAACTTTCTATTTGGAACAATTGGCGGTGGTATTCTTCACGCTGGTGGTGGGATTGTGGCTGATGCGCTTCGAGCCCGTGATATGTCCACTTCCCGGGTAAATGAGGTACCAGGTGCAGCAACCGAAAAGTCGCCATCTCCGGAAATTGGTCTCCCCATCGAATCACCGGCGGCGGAACCATTAATTATGCGACCGGGCATATTTCCTGATTCGCCAACATATCTCTCCAGAGCGCCGGCAGATGACCTGGCTAGAAGCATCGATCATTACCGCGAGAACTATACGCAGCAAACGGCCTATAACGATGTTGTCCCTTCTTATGCCGATAATCTTCAGGAGTTGGCATCACGGCAGATAACAGGCGTTGGTGAACTTCAGCGCCAGGTGGAAAGTCTGACCAGAAATATTGGCTCTCTTGATGCATCGCTGCCCGAGCTTACTAAACAGTATCAGGGGCAGAGGATGAAGTTCAGGGAAGCACGTGCGGCGGCACAGGCTCAACTGAATGATCGGCGCCAGCGGTTACAGACGGAGATCGAACAACTGAATTCTCGTATTGGAGAGCACCAGGACGGTGCCAGAGCGGCGCAGGAACTGGCATCTATCTCTCGCGGGGAACTTCCCGAACCGCTTGCAAAGCAAGTCTCCCGGCGAGCCGATGAGATCCGCTTGTCACTCCGACAATCCCCGGTTGCGCAAGGTATCAAAAGTGCAGCTCAGAAGTTAGGTGAGGCTGACTGGATGGTGCGTAATCAGGCTATGCGATCAGCCGTAGCCCAGATGCGCCGGGGGGAGGATGTAAACATCGAGCCGTTCCTCAATCTGGTAGACCCGGAGAAAAAAATAACGGCTATTGATGATCTGTCTTTACCTCGACGCATCCCAGCAGCGCAAGACGATGTGGCGGCCAGTGCTTCAGCTGATATCCAGATAAAGTCAGCGGGTGAGTCAGGCACTACTGATGACGCATTGAGACAAGCAGAAGAAAACCTGAATTATACGCGCCAGATTAACGACGCTATTTCTTCTGATGATCCGGAGTTCGCCGCTTTAATGAAACAGGTTGAACATGAGGCAGCAGATACCTCCATGGAAAAAGCAATCAAAGCTGCGGCTATGTGCCGTATAGGGAAACTGAATGGCTGATAATATTTTTCTCACCGCATGCGAAAAAGCAGTAAATGCTGCCGCCGGTCGCCCTCTGACCGATGAAGAGATGCAGAGTTTATTTAACAACATGGATGATACGATAGCGCGGATCAAAGCTGAGAATGCTGCTATTTCAAATGAGGGGGCTGCGCTCCAGGCTGCTGAGGAGCTAATGAAATCCGAGAGGCTGGCAAAAGCCATTGAGACTCAGCAGAAGCTGATCAACCTGCGTATTTACAAAAAACACTCGGCCTTTCTCAACAATACTCGTTTTGGCAAAGGCGAAGCAGATCGCCCTGATATCACACTGTCTTCCATTCTGGTCGGGCGTAATGAATATGCGGCCGGAACCCGTGAATCAGTAGCCAGGGAGCAGGAGCAACTGAGCGGTAAATACAATGGTGGTTTCTTTCACGACATCGATAAAACAGGTTACGAAAAAGCCTTTTCATCTGGTGAGTACGATCTTGATATAGCCCGAGCTATTGACCGTATGGGGCGCAGGGAGTCTACCGATGGTCTCCCTAAAGAGGCGATAGCACTTGGCAAAGTCATAATGAAGTGGAATGAAGTCACGCGTCTTGATAAAAATCGAGCCGGCGCATGGGTAGGTAAGCTGGCGGGATATATCACTCGCCAGAGCCACGACATGTACAAAATCAGAGCCGCAGGATACGAGGGATGGCGTGATTTTATTCTGCCGCGGCTGGATGATGGCACTTTTGAAGGCATAGCTAATCGCGAAGAGTACCTACAAAACGTCTATAACAACTTGGCATCGGGAACACATCTGACTTACAAGCCCGCCTCAGAGTGGCTGAAGGGCTTCAAAGGTGGCGGATCCAATATAGCCAAACGAGCCAGCCAGGAGCGTGAACTCATTTTTAAGCCCGGTGGTGATGCTTGGTTTGAATACAACAAACTGTACGGTGCTGGGAATATTCGCGAGTCTGTCATTGCCTCTCTGGATAGTGCAGCAAAAACAACCGGTCTGATGCGGGTACTCGGAACAAACCCTGAGCACATGTTTCAGCGTCTTTTTGATGATCAGTTGCAGCGTATTAAAAAGACAAATAACCCCGCGGCAGTGGCTGATTTTAATGGTCAGTTCCGTATGCTCAAACAGCAGCTTGATGAGGTCATGGGGCTTACCAATATCCCAGGGAATGCAACCCTGGCCAAAATGGGTGCCAGCATTCGAGCAGTTGAGGGGATGACTAAGCTGGGTAGCGCAACGCTTTCATCTCTTAATGATATAGGCAACATGTCCATGGAAATGCGGTATCAGGGCATGAATATCTATGAGGCGATGAGTAAAAACCTTGTGGCTAAGTTGCAGGGCTACAGCAGCGAAGAGAAAAAAGAAATCCTCAGTTATATGGGGATCGGTTTTGATGCAGTGCGCAATGAAGTGATCTCCAAATTTTCGGGAGATACTTCTGTCCCCGGGAAAATAGCTCGTCTTCAGCAGAAGTTTTTCAAATACAACTTGCTTAACTGGTGGACTGAAAACGGGCGTTCGGGCGCCGGACTTATCATGTCCAACTGGATGGCGCGTAATGCTGGCAGTGAGTTTTCAAAGCTGAACCCCGAACTCCGCCGCGTACTTGAAATAAGTGGTATCGGTGAGCATGAGTGGTCGGTATTCCGTAATATGCAGATGGACGAACTGAACGGTAACAGCCATATGACCCCTAATGGTGTTCAGTTTATCCCCGATCACGACATTGAAAAATATCTTGCAACGCAGAACATCAAGGCCAGTTCGGCGGCGATCGCCAATGCGCGGGAAACCCTTGCAGGTAAACTCCGGGGCTACTATCTCGATCGTATTCAGGTTGCTATGTCCGAGCCAGGGGCGAGAACAAATGCGCTAATTAAATTTGGCACTGTACCAGGCACGCCGGTTGGTGAAGCCGTACGAATGATGATGCAGTTCAAATCTTTCACAGCGTCGTTTATGCAGAATACCCTGGGAAGGGAGTTGTACGGCCGTGGTTACACGCCGGCGGCCCTTGGGCAGAGTAAGCTACCGGCGCTGGCCAAAGCGATGTTTGCAGGTAACGGGGAATGGCAGGGATTTGCTCAGTTGTTCGTATGGATGACTGCCTTTGGATATCTGTCCATGCAGGCAAAACTCATGGCAAAAGGGCAAACACCGCGACCACTGGATCATAAATCAGTCATGGCAGCGATGGCACAAGGTGGTGGTGCCGGCTTGATGGGGGATTTCCTTTTCGGCGAATATAACCGTTTCGGTGGGGGCATGGCATCCAGCCTGGCCGGGCCATTTGTAGGAGATGTGGATCAACTACGTAACCTGTACCTGCAGGCCCGAGATGGCGATGCAAAGGCCGGAGATTTTCTCCGTTTCGGTATCAACCATACACCGTTCCTCAATCTGCTTGGTGTGCGTCAGGGAATGGACTATCTTATTCTGAACCGCATGCAGGAATGGTTATCACCTGGGTCTCTTGAGCGCTATGAGCAGCGTGTACAGAAAGATCAGGGTAATACATTTATGTTACCGCCATCGCAATTCATGTTAGGGAAATAATAATGAATGCCAAATATATTGCTTGCGCTTTTTTCTGCTCATTTATAGTGCCTGCTGAAGCAAAGTTCTATGATGGTCAACAGCTATACCTATATTCTCAGGAGTATAAAAAAGCTGAACAAGGTAGACGCCGTACGCCTGATAATCAGCTTCAAGCTGGCGTATTCATGGGATATGTGGCATCAATGATTGATGCCTATGGTAATGAAGGGGCTCAGGTTTTTTGCCAGCCTAATGGGCGGTTACAGACATATGCTGATGTTGTTTATAAATACTTAAACGATAACCCTGACAAGCGAGTTAACTCAGCTGAGAGCTTGGTCATAGCTGCTATGCAGGCATCGTTTCGTTGTAACGAGACGCCAACGCTGAATGGTAAAAAATAGCGTGACATGTCACGCAGGCCGCTTTCGCGGCCTGAATTATCACTGACCGCCGGGGCGGGAGTCAGCAGAACGGCCGCCGCAACGTGAGCCGTCAGCTGCGGTATCATCAGGATGCTGGCAGTTACCAGCGAAAGCCTGTGTAGCTGAACCCAGAGACAACAGAACAAACAGCACTGCTAATGCTTTTTTCATTTTCACTTACCATGTGTAGACCACTGAACCGTGGCTTTATGAGTTTAGCGCTGCGCTTAGATTTCATCCATTAAAAAGCCCGCTAGGCGGGCTTTAAGTTAATGGAGTTTTTCTTTGCTAATTACCAGAAGGCGGTGGGTATGAATATCTTGGTCATTACCCCAGCAGAAGTCAGCCCATACGCTATAGAAATCATCCCATGATGTCATAAACGTTAATGGACGATCCATTTCAGTCCCATCAGAAACGTATACATGATAACCATTAGTGGTTATAGCCCATGAGATCATTCGTTCCCAGAATCTTCTGCCATCTAACGTTTGCTGCTCGTCAGATACCACTATCGCATAGTGTTCAAGGAAGAACGCGAAGAAGATCTGAGGCAGGCCATGTACAGCTCGGTCATGAATCACGTTAGGCGTACGCCAGACTAAAATCTGAGTACAGCTTTTTCTGGTTTCAACGATGTCTTCGCGGAAAATCAGTTTTACCGCGTAGACTGTCTCAGGATTTTCGCTGTCTGTGATCAGCCTGTAATGGTCATCTCTGATCGACTTAACAAGGCGATAACCATATGGCGTAGTAAACCCTGGCAGAGTAAAGTCATTCACACCTTTTGCAATGTAGTCTTCGGTGTGAGTAACATTTCTCTCCGACATGTTCAGTTTTCTGTCGAAATCTGCTTCAGGGATTATGTATGGCATCGCTTTTCTTATCGTGTTCAGGTTCATTTCGTCCTCCATGTTGTGTGTCGGACGTATCAGGCATCTAAAAGGTGCTCAACAAAAGGTTGAATACCTTTGGGCTAAATATACTCACAGGTATTGTTGGTTGCAAGACGAGCAGAGCAATAAAAACGCGATATCAATAGATATGAATAGGTTACGCATCATGCTTTTTAAGGCGCTTCCCTGCGCCAGCACCTCAGTAACCTTTGGCCTTAGCCATCACGTACTGAGTGTGCGTCTCTATGTCGCGCAGTACGGCGCCGATACCAACAATGTAGCTGAGCATGGCTGTTACCTCTGCGGCGGCGCCGGACACATCATGCCCGTCGGCATCCATCTTTTTCAGCATATCCATCAGCATGGAGTGTTCAACCGGACCGTTCACTCCCTCAGGACTATGGATGTGCTCACGGTAGTTCGTCTTCAGAGGGTAGTGATAGGTCTGCTTCTCTTCCGACTTTATGGTCTCAAGGGTGGCTGGCATCAAACTGGCTACTACCTTCTGCGTTATATCCGCCGGCGAGAGCTCCTGGCGAACGTATCGCCCGGTGCAGAGGATTTGCGTAAGCAATGTGCCAACTGTATCACGTTGCCTTACTTACCGGGCGAGAAACTCTCTTGTCAACAGGTGGCTTTTTCCCACCAAAATTACCGGTGTTTGCGGCCTTTCTTTCGTCAAGCCACTGTTCGACTTCATCTCCATCCCAGGCACAGCGTCCGTCGGTAATATAAAAGCGTTTTGGGAACTGACCTTTGTGTTCAAGGCGGTCGATAGTACTCATCGATAACGGCACCACCAGCAACAACTCTTTCCTACCAAAAGCTTTTTTCATTAATTAATTCAACTATATGTATTAAAAATGGTGGTGTTTTTAGCAAGTGGCGCATCAGAAATGCAGAGGATTACTCCTGGTTATGTGCCGATGTATATTCAATCGTCCAGATATTATCCATTTACTGTTCAACACTAACTCTTTGTCTCTTCTGTCATGTTTAACTGGGCTCGTAAGCAATGATGCTTTCCCCTCATTGGGGGAAAAGGCTACTGCCGGACGCTTCAACCTGAATGCGCTGCATAAGGCGAGTGGTCTTGGCACTAACAAAGCACCTGCCCAGTGGTTGCGTACTCAAACCGCAAAATCTTTGCTCGCCGAACTGGAAAAAGAAACTGTGCAGATTTGCATAGTTTCAGATGAAGGAAGAAACGGCGGCACGTTCGCCCATGAACTGCTGGCTATCGAATACGCCGGATGGATCTCATCGAGATTGAGCACAAGCATATCTATGCTAAAACGCCGTTGGTATTAGGTGAAATACACTCAGCGAAATTTTTCGCTCATTACTCATATAGCACGGGGAGAAAGCTGCCTTGTTACTTCTATCCAGAACGCGAAACCTGCCTGTACGCAACGTCATTTTCGCGGCTGATGTTGGTTCACTCAGCTAAATGTTGGTTCAAAATCGGATGGTGTTGGTTCAATTTTTTGAAAAATAATCAAATAAAACAATGGTCTTTACGTTTTGAGGCAACTGAACCAACCGAACCAACACATTTTGCATGTATATAGAGAAATTTTCCGTGTGTAAATTATGAAGCGGTTTTGGACGGGGGAATATTAGCGGTATAGCAGAAAGCTCCTGGCACCCAACATTGCGCGATAAATAGTCAATGTTCTGCCATAGAAAAATATATGGGGGTACATTTGGGGGTATGTGTGATTTCCTTAACCTACATAGTTAAATAAAATCAGTTTGTTATGTGTTTATATCGAATCCTGTAGGGGCCATTAAGAAACAATAACTTACGCCAGTTTTAAACCAGCCTGATTTCCTCCTTGTGTCGTATTTGTGTCGCTAGCGCCAAAAATGGCGTCAATTTTCCGTGCGTGTTCGGTCAGGTGGTTCGGCGCCAGGTGAGCATAACGACGTACCATCTCGATACTCTCCCATCCTCCCATTTCCTGCAAAACAGAAAGCGGTACGCCGGACTGAATAAGCCAGCTCGCCCAGGTGTGCCGGAGGTCGTGAAAACGGAAATTCTCGATCCCCGCTTTTTTCAACCCGGCTCGCCAGGCATTATTGTCATCCACCCGCATTTTTCTAACCGCGGGCGTCAGCGTTCCATCAGGGCGATGTTTTGCCGTGGTGTGAACGAACACCCAGCGTGAGTGCTTCCCTATCTGATCCCTTAATACCCTGCATGCGGTATCATTCAGAGCTACGCCAATCGCCTTGCCCGCTTTTGCGTTCTCCGGATTTACCCATGCAACCTTTCTCTGCATATCGACCTGCTGCCACTCAAGCCCGATGATGTTTGAGCGGCGCAGGCCGGTTGCCAGTGCAAATATCACCACTGGTTTAATACTCTCCGGCATGCACTCGATCAGCCGCTCAGCTTCTTCTCTGGTCAGCCACCGTATCCGCTTACTGATCGGCTTGCGGGTTTTGATAACAGGAGCTGTTTTTATCCAGCCCCAGTCATTCGCCGCGGCCCTGAGAAGGGATCGAATGAAGGAAAGGTGTTGCGCCTTTGTCGCCTGCGAAACCTGCCGTGGTTTGTATTCCGGAACAGGCTTACCTTTCCTCAGCGCGGCATCACGCTTACTCTCCCACACCTGCAGGTGTTTACGGTTGATCATCCCGTTAACGGCTTCATGAACTTCCTCCGCCGTTATCTTCGAGACATCACGGCCGGAAAAATGCTGCAGCCAAAACTCAATTTTGGTTTTGTCATCATCCAGCGATCGCTTATGGTCCTTTTCCCGCAGCCACCGGATGCAGCACTCTTCGAAGGTTCTGACGGGCAGGTCGCCGATCTGGTCAACCCGCCACGCTTCCGCCTTCAGCTTGTCGTGGAGCTCCTGAGCCTGCTTTTTGTCCCCCGTGCCAAGAGATCGCCTAACTCTTTTTCCTGACGGCGTAAAGAAATGACAGTGCCACACGCCGCCCCTGAGGGTGATTGACATAAAACTTCTCCTTTATGTTCACCCGCGTTCGCGATGACAGGATCGCGCGGGGTTTTCAAATATGCAATACACGCCGCCTCGGTCGTTCTGTACTTGTTGCCGACCTTGCGGCCGGCGAGCTCCCCAGACTCAATCAGGCGGTAGATCACCCGCGCCGACACGATGAGCAAATCGGCGGCCTGCTGTGCTGTTATCGGTTTGTCAGATGCCATATCACCTCCGATGCTTACCGCGTTCTTTCACTGGATCCCCCTCTGTTTGCGCATTAGCTCAAACTCTTCAAGAACCTTTTCCTTTGCTTTCTGGTAAGCCTCTGAAGCCGCTTCTTCTGTATCGTAATCGCCAAGATAGATGCCTTTATAATTAACAGTTATCCTTGCTGACCACCTACCTGATGGACGTTTAGTTACACCAACAAATCGAGATTTGCTTCCCTTCACTTTCCTTCTGTTCAACTGCTGTTCAGATGGTGTGGCCCAACGACAATTTTCCGGTGAATACCCCTTGTCGTTATCGATGCGGTCCAGCGTAAACCCATCAGGACGAGAGCCCATATCAGCGTAAAACGAGCTGAAGTCATGCCATTGATGGCACACTGTTATTCCTCGCCCGCCATAATCCTTGTATCTCTTATCGTTAGGGTTTTCGCATCTCTGTATCATGAGATCCCAAATTTTATATTCTGAAGAACTCGACAAACCGTGAGTCTTTTTTGCTTCAACCTTCAAGCACCCACATGATTTTGTGTGACCACTTTTAACGTAAGAAAGGCGAATAATTTTAGTTCTACCGCAATCACAGTAAAATTTACCCTTATAAACCCCTTTTTCATCTTTGGTGAAAGGCTCAATTAGCGTGAGCATGCCCACCTTTTCGCCAACATCAAATTTCACGCGCATATCATTTGCCCTCCTGTTTCAACCGTAGTTCGATATCACTGGCGCAACTAACGCAGCGCTGGCAGCCCGCCACCAGTTCCCGGCGCCGCTCGGGTATCTCTTCCCCGCAGTCGCGGCAGTGAGTAGCTGAAATAGCGTTGTGATTGATGCGCATGTTCTGGATGGTCATTTCCAGCCGGCGCTCTGCCAGCTCGTTGGCCTGATCGATGAGTTCTGCGCTCATGCTGCACCGCCTTCGCTTTTTTCCGCTTCAACCGCCATCTGCTCAAGCTTTCGTGAAAGCTCGGCAGACAGTGCCTGGAACTCTTCCTCTGTCGCTACCGGGATCGGCACAAAACGGATGCCGATATGAGCGAGGCCATGTGCGGCCTCAAGGCATTTCCTTAAATCAACGGGAGAGGCTTTGTTCATGCTGCACCTGCCTTGTCTTCATCCATTTTCCAGGCCGTGGCGAGAGCGCCAGCCACCTGGTGGAAGCTATGTTTTACTGCCACCTTCCCATGGTCGCCGGTTGGCGAAACCAGTTCGATTGTGGTCAGCTCCCCGCCGCTTTCAGCGTCCGGGTAAAACTGGGCTACGTCGTTGGTTTCGACGATTACAGACCCGGATGGGGTATACATTTTCAGCTTCATGATTCCACTCCATACCGCCCATTCATGCGGCCAATAACACTGACAAATTTCACCAGGCTGACACCCATCGGCTTTACCTTCTCGTAGTGCTTGCGAAGGATGGGGGGGCATACAGCGTTCCACTTCGGTTTAGGCTTTACGCTCATCGCTTTGGTTATCTCTTCTGCGCAGCGACGAGCCTGGGCGCGGAGGATGTTTTCCTGTTCTTCTGGCGTCATGCTGCCTCCGTCGATTTTTTGAAGGAGTAAGCGATCCGCGCGGAAGCAATGGTTACGTAATCCGGGTTCAGGTCGATTCCGATGAAGTTAAAACCCTCCTCAATGGCAGCCCGGCCAGTACTCCCGCTTCCCATCCACGGATCAAGCACGGTTCCACCTGGAGGGGTTATTAGTCGGCAGAGATAGCTCATGAGAGCGATCGGCTTAACGGTAGGGTGGTTGTTCTTAGCGCCATTTGTACGCCCTGCACCGGCCCGCGGGTCGTTAATGCCGACGCTTCCCTCTTTGCGTCCGCCGGTCATATCGCTGGCTGATGTCGCTATGAATCGCTCGAGGCCTTCGTCGCGCTCCTTCGGTTTGACCTTCGCGCAATAGAAGAATCGTGCTGCGCTTCCCTTATCGCCATGGTGGACGGTGGCCACACGCTTGCGCATTCCAAGTACCTGACCTGTTGATGCTGCAGAAGGTTCGTTGCCGGTTACTGGTGCTGCAGCTCCAGCATTAGCAGGGAAGCAGGCGATCACCTCTTCGCTGCCGTCGTGAATAATGTTGGCCGGCCAGCGTCCTTCCGGTGCCTGCTCGTAGTCGGCAACCGGTTGGGTACCGTCACGCTGATGCGAAAGCAGGCCGCCAGTGCCTCCATTAAGCGCCTCATCGGTCGGTATCCGGCAGGCGTCGATGTTAATTGCTCCGGTACCGTGCTCGTTCATGTTGGCGGACACGGTTTGCTTGAATGGCTTTCGAGCCATTACGATCGGTTCATGCGCAGGCTTCAGCGCCGTTCCCCAGCCATCAAAATCACCATCGAGGTTGTGTGACTTAGGGAATCCGCTACCGTAAATCCATAGGATTTGGTCCCTGATTTCGAAGCCAGCATCCTCAGCGTTAACGACAAGTCGGTGATAGGTCCGTGATCCGCCAAACGCCAGCAGGTGTCCACCAGGTTTGAGAACGCGCAGACATTCCCGCCACTGGTCGACGGTCGGGACGTCGTAATCCCATTTGTGGTTCATGAAGCTCAGCCCATATGGAGGATCTGTAACGATGGCATCGACTGAGTTATCCGGCAGCGTCTTGAGAACTTCTTCACAGCGTCCGACATGTAATTGATATGTCATTGCGCACCTCTTTTCATTTCTGCCTTTCTCATGCGGCTTAAAGTCCTGGATACCGCTGCAACGCTTCGGCCCATCTTCATGGCGATGCTTTTATGAGACTCGCCGGCAGCGCGCAGTTCAGCGGCGATCTGCTTCTCTTCTGGCTTCCATGGCTTGTAGACAAACGCTGTGCTGATGGAATAGCTCTGTGCCAGTCGGTAGAAGTTCGCCTGGCTGATCCCCAGCGCATCCGCTGCGCGACAGGCAGGCATGGTTCCGGCGACGGCGCGGAATTGCTCTGGTGTGATGCTCTGCTTATTCATTGTGCCTCCCGTGGTAACCGGTAAATTGCGTTATCTACTTAATAATCAGAGACGGCTTACCGAGCTTTATTTGCGCACCTGGCACATCTAACCCGGCCTCGATCTGATGCTTAATGGCCAGCTTGTCAGGCTTGATATTCGTCTCGTATTCGACGAATTGAGGAGGCAAAATGCTGGCGTCCGTAATCTCTACTGATTTAGATGGCGCCCTGACTGTAACCTGATGAATTCCAGCTTTAAGTGATTTTTTGCCTGCCGTTTCAAGTGATTTAGCGACATAATCCTTCATGCTTGCCACTTTGCTTTCAGCTGCTTTAGCGCGTTCGGCAAGGCACTTACTCTCTTCCTTTAACGCTTCCGCATAAGCAGATTCGTTTTTGCAGATAGCAAGAATCTGTTCCACTTTTGCTTCCAGCTCCCACTCAATCCCATCCAGAGTGTCGGCTATCATTTCAGGCTCCATACCGGAGTCAGTCAGCTTGGCGAAGTCGTTGGCGATCTGATAAAGAGCTGTCATTGGGTAACCTCGTCGAATTTGGCTTTACACTTGGCGTAAACAGCCTGAACCTCTTGCTGCAGCCGCATTCCAGCAGTCATCTTGTATGCCGCCTGAAAATGGGTTTTGAGAGCATGCATGTTTGCTGCCTGCTTCATGTCTTCACATAGCGAGTGGACTGAGTTGATAAGCTCTTGCTCAGCATTTTCTTTCGACTGGATAACTTCACTTTCAGGCGTGTATTGCATAACCGGCTCGGTAAAAATGCCTTCGCTCTCGTTGAGCATGTCCACTGCATTATCGAGCCGGTCAGCGCGCGGCCAGTATTTATAGGCGCGCTTCACGATTGTCTTTCTGGCCATCTCAGACCAGAAATTGACCCATGGGCCTTTTGGTGATGTGCCGGCTTTGCTTACCTTTCTGATTTCTTCAATCTCGGCGAGGCTCATCTCTTCAGTCAGGTAGTCGCCGTCTGATGTTTTAACTGTGCAGTAGCCACCGATAACGGCTCCGCGCTCTTCAGGAGTGGCAAAAGGGTTGTATTTGTGGGCCGGAGCTTTATCGAGGCCAATGGTTTCGTATGCGTCACATGCATGAACCAGTTTGCACTGACCCCACTTAATGACCCCGGCTGATTGGGCTATATGCAAAAGGCCCATATAGCTGATATCAAGGCATACCATTCCGTCACGCGGGACGAGATAAGCCAGTTTGCTTGCAGGATTTAAGCTGATACCGACCGCAGCTACGTTAATGATTGCGTTCTGAGCGCTGACCGGGTTGCTGATTGCCATTTTTGCCAACGTGTCATTGCGCTGGAATAACTGAATCGCAAACTGGCATTCCTTTGCCCAAGTCAGGCTCTGGTCAGTAAGGGCATTGGTAAACAGCGACTCTTGCTGCTTAACGAATTGAATAAGATCGAAGCTCATGACCCCTCCTTAAAACGGGCAGCCGGTGCGGTGATCCCAGTCGTATTCCGCCTGGGCGTAAGCTACTGCCGAAATGAGATTGTTATATGCCTCGCCAACTGCATCGCTGCGGAGGCCTTCGTATGGGCTTTTGTCCATCGGCACAGAGAAGCGGAACAGGCCTGAAGGCTCTTTCGGCAGCGCGTCGATAATTTCCTGCGCCCGATCGTCAATCCACTTTTCCTTCTCTTCGGACAGCGTTTGTTCAGCCCACTTACGCTCTTCGATCACGTCATATGCGCGGTATGCGTTCATAGCTCGCTCCTGAAATTTGGTTGTAGAATCACCGGCGCGATAAAAGCCGCCTGATAGCTCAGTTAAATTCGTGCGCTGATATGCGCGGTTAATGCGTCCCGGCTGGTACCAGGTTAGGCAGCAGGTCGCGTGCCTCAAATGCTTTGCGAATGTGGCGCAGGTTGCCCTGAGGCTCGAACCAGAAGGTTTCTTTCAGGTAGTCACGTGAAACCTTCCAGGTGGCGCCAGTTTTAGCGTTCCGCATCATCACGGCGCGTCCGCTGTTAGGAATTGAGTTAGCCATTGAACACCCCCGTAACGTGCAGAATTTTGATAATCAACGCTGTCCAGATAACGCCGCAGATCAGCAGGCAGTAAATCAGTGAACGAATGCCTTGTTTGCTCATACTTCCTCCCGCGCTTTCAACATTGCATCAGCCATCAGGTAAGAAAGCTCAGCAACAATGAAACCTTCTTCACTTCTCGCAGGGTGCTCAATGCCCGCTGGATAACCTGCCAGCCAGCCCTGCATCGCTTTTGCTGCAAAGTAATCACGAACAGTCAAACCTTCGTACCCTTGCGTTGGATATGCAGGGCCGCCATTGTTTTCTTTGCTCATTTTCCACCCCAGCATGCGAAGCTAAAAAAGAGGACAGCAACCAAAAACGGAACGACCTTTAACCAAAAATTACGCCATGCAGGCTTGTCTTCTTCGCGGATCATCTCTTCACCTTTGCCTTATCGCGGCTAACGGAGCGTTGTTACCTATTACCGGCGCCAACGATGTTGTTTGGATGAGTTAATTTAAAACCATAGTTGTTTTGCAGTCAACAACAATAGTTGTTTAAATGACTATTATGGTTTTATCTGGTTGTTTTTATTGGTTATTTATTTTTGTAAAGCGTGCTGGTAAGCTCAAAAAAAACATCAGATAGGGGGTGTTGGCATGCCGAACGAGGATGAGTTTTTCGCAGAGATGCACCCGCAGATAGCGCAGGTTATCGGGATAGCGGTTATGCAACTGTTGGTTGAGAAGCGCGAGCCATCAAGAGAGGCGCTGATAGAGATGATTCAGGTGTTGTGGCAGGGAGACCAGGTAGATCTGCCTGTGGAGCTGGCTCTGGACGTGCTGATGCTGAGGGAAGAGTAGGGCAATAAAAAACCGGCGCGGTGGCCGGGTTATTTAATTAAATATTTAGAAAAAACAGCTAGTAACACGGTTATCACTATAGCTGTAATGATTTTCCATGTTTGAGCATTCAACTCCTTATGTAGCTCTGTTTTTACTGACTGAATATCTTCCTTGGAAGCTAGCTTGTCTTTGATGATTGCAACATCGGTTACAAGGGTTGCGACTTTGTTTTCAAGTTCTTTCACTCTCTGAAGCATATCGTCTCCTCCGCCCCCTCCATCATCATTATTATGTGGTTGAGGGATTCGTTCTTCATCTTCAGGCCTCAGCTTGTACATCCTTGCTGTCACTATTGATCCCTCAACGTTGTTTTAACGATTACTATAGAGCAAGTCTTTTCATCAACCAAATGCTGCCTGCTTTGTTCATCTATTTCAAATAACTCCAAAGTTATGTCATATGTACCTGGGGTTGTAGGCTTAACTCCTTTTAGATGCAACTGAGTTCCAACAAGGAGACTGTTCTCATCAGGTTTTGTGAACATAAAATTTTGCGAATGATTTTCGTCATTGTTTGCGTTCGAGTCTAAAACTGAATCACCGTTATGCTTAACGTCAAGGGTAGTTACATACTCTTTTGATGAATCTAGGAAAACAGCCATAGTTATATAAAAAGACAAGGGAGAATCAAAGCTACCTACTGTTATAAGTGGCGTTGGAGCCATATAGGCTGTTATGGCAAGCCCCGCCTGGACTAGCGTGGGATAGAGGATAAGAATTTTTTCTTCAATCATGAACTGCACTCCTTGCTGTATCAACCGTGTTTTCGGTAAGTCTGCGGCATGCTGCCGATCACCTTGCCGAACACGAATACCCGGTTCATCTCGTCTTTCTCGATAGGGTCCCAGGCTGCATAGCTCTTGTTGTCTGAGATAACCAGCAGCTTGTCCTTCATCTTCTGCAGGCGCTTCACGTGAGCAGTGTCGTCGTACAGGAACGCATATATCCCGTCGCCGTCAAAGCTCTTAACGCTGATGTCGACGAACAGCAGATCACCCGGCTCAATCGTGCCGGACATGCTGTCACCCCGGACGTTGATAATCCTGATGTTCTCAGCCTTGCGTCCATCAAACATGTGGCGGGCTTCAGCTGGCTCATACTCAACAGAACGGAGAATCTCGACGAACTCCTGGTTCACGATGCCCGGTCCGCACTGACTGCCAAATCCAAAATGTCGACCCTGAATACATCCTGGTTTGTGCGTGATGGATTTTTATCACTTTCACGATCAGCGCTCATGGCGCCAGTTCCTGAGGAAAGCCACTCAGGTCTAACCCTTAAAGCGTTAGCTATATCGAGCAATTTTGTGGTCTGAGCAGCCCTTCCAGTTTCAATCTTCTGGATCGCAGCCTGGCTGACCCCGACAGCCTCGCCCAGAGCCTTCTGGGTCATGTCTGCCGCCTTTCTGGCTTCTCTTAATCGTTCTGCAAGTGTCGTTTTCATCTTCTCAATTTACAACCGTGGTTTTATATCGGCAAACGAAAATGGTTGTTGACTAAATACAACTAAGGTTTTATTCTTTGTTTGTATTTACTACGGAGGTTGTCATGAACCCAACCATTAAAACCGCAATTAATATTGTCGGCTCTCAGAAAAAGCTTGGTGAAGCCTGCGATGTTTCACAGCAGGCGGTTTACAAGTGGCTACACAACAAGGCAAAGGTTTCGCCTGAACATGTAAACAGCATCGTAAATGCAACTAATGGGGAGGTTCAGGCGCATCAAATTAGACCAGACCTTCCAAAGCTATTCCCTTCGCCGAAGGGCGTTCCGGCCGCCTAACTGGCGGCCTTTCAATCAACACCAGAGGAATTATCACAGATGGAGAATGCAATAGCCCGAAACTTAGAGCCGCCAATCCTCAACCCAATTGAGATAGAGGGCCTTTTGTTAAACCGCCTTTTGTCCATTAGCCAGAAGACTTTTGCAGAAATGCGAGGGGTAAGCGAATCAACGATTAGTCGCCGTAAGAGTGAAGGGTACTACGCCGAGATGGCGAAAGAGATAGCAGCATTGGGCCTGCAGGTTGTTCCGCCAGAGGCGGTAGTAGTTTCCCGTCACTACCTGCAGTCAGTAGAAACGTTGGCGGATATCGGTTTGCGTGCGGAGCGGTGCCGACCTGGGCCGTTAGGGTGGGACTGATGAAGGGTAGAAAAGGCGAAAGCCGCAGTGCGCTAACACTAACGGCTTTCTACGCGAATTAACTGGATAAATTCACAGGAGTAATTATGGCAAATACTGCCGAAGTAATCAATTTCCCTGTGCCTGTCGTGGCACTACAGGAGCTGCGCGTGGCAGATCTCGATGATGGGTTTACGCGCATCGCCAATGAGCTCCTTGAAGCTGTCATGCGTGCAGGTTTGTCGCAGCATCAGCTTTTGGTGTTCATGGCTGTCATGCGCAAAACATACGGCTTCAACAAGAAATCTGACTGGGTCAGTAACGAGCAGCTCTCGGAGCTGACCGGCATTCTCCCGCATAAGTGCTCAGCTGCAAAAAGCGTCCTGGTTAAGCGGGGGATATTTGATCCTCTCCTCGTAATATGGACACGCGCCTAAGCGAGATTCTGATTTTCAAATTGTTCCGGGCTGAGGCCGCCACAGGCACTGTGACGACGCCAGCGATTGTAATCGCACTCAATGTAATTAAATACCATCGTACGCATATCATCGCGACTGATTAGACGCTCACCGTGGATGCACTCTACCTTCAGCGTGTGGAAAAAGCTTTCCGCGCAGGCATTGTCATAGCAGCAGCCTTTTGCACTCATGCTGCCCCGAAGGTCGTGCTGCTTCAACAGGGCCTGATAATCTGCTGAGCAGTACTGACCACCCCGGTC